GCCTTTACAGCTTCTTCTTTCATATCACTTGCAACATGAACTGGAACTTGTTTCATTTTTAAATGTTCTGCACCCATTAATCTTGTATGACCAACAATTACTACATAGTCTTTATCAACAACTATAGGTTGTCTCCAACCGTATTTCTCAAGCGATTTGGCTATCTTTTCTCCGTTTTGATTTTTACGAGGATTTTTTTCGTATGGCTTTATTTTTTCAATGTCTATCATTTCTATTTTCATTTATATATCCTTAGAATAAGTGGTATTGTTCATCTTCGTTAATGATTGGTTGTTTGTTTTTACTATTTCTTAACTTATATACATCAGACAAACTAAGTTCATTTTCTCTAAGTCTTTGATATAACTCATAATTTATAATTTGTACCTCAGACATCAAAGCCTCGTATGCCTCGTCCATCACTTCTTGTTGTTCTGGTGTTAATCCGTTATCAAATAACTTATCCATAGGTGTTGTCATTTTGATGCCCTGTATGTAACCCTAGATATTTTGCTAAATCTAAATATTTTTCATATCTCATAGGAAATAATATTAATGGTGTATCATCGCCCATAAGCTTTTCATCTACATATTTTTCAAACCATTCAATCGCCTTTTCGCGGTCTAAATTTTGATTTTTAATAACAATATCAATACATTTATTTCTGTCATAAATAGCTATAAAAGTTTTTAAATTCTTCTCTGTAAAACCTATAAATGCTTCTTCATATCCCTCTAGTGTTAACATTTCATTCTTGCTCATAGCATCTTGTTCTAAAATTAAAACTGAACTCTCTTTGTCCTATCTCACCATAAACACCTTGTTCTCTTATTTTTCTAGTTATAATTTTTGTTGAATGAGTTTCAAAGTCTCTATGAACTACCATTCCAACGTCTGCCATATTAGCCCAATGTGCAGAACCACTTACTTGATATAAATCTGGTGGAGGTATAACTCCTGCATCATTCCTATGTAATTTATGTGGGTGAGCTACCATAAAAACAACAATCTCATGGTTTCTAGCAAATTGTTGGCATTTAGCTATTATATCTCTAATATGCTCATCTTCTCTTTTATTTGCACCTCTATCAGAACTTACTTGGTTAAAAGGGTCAATTACTAATCCTTGAATACCAAATCTTTGTTTAGATGCTTTTGCTTTTTCAAGTATGTAATCTATAGTTGGAATATCATCTTTAGCTTCTAGGAATTTAAAGTGTGTATTAAGAAAATCAAGTCCACCATTAAGTTGTTCTTGTGTCAATCTTTCATAAACTCCAATATCAAAAGGTCTTCTACATCTTTTTTCTAGCAATCTTCTTATATGATTAGGTGTTGAATGTTCTGGTGAATACAGTAGAAACTTCCAGTTTTGTTGTTCTGCAAGATTAATAAGTATTTGGTCTAAAAAGTTACTTTTACCATGATTAGGTATGCCAGTTATTAAATTAAATGTACCGGGCATAACTTTATATATTTCGTCTAACTTTGTATAACCTGTTGATAAAGCCTTTTGTACGTTACCCTCATACATATTTTGTATCTGGTCTTTNTAATCTACAGCTGAATGTAAATCTTCTATAGGAAACTCTCTAGCATTAGATATTGCCATACTTAGAGTTTCTTCGCCATGTTGAACTAAACATTCATTTGCATCTTTGATAAAAGTATCGTTATAATCTGGGAAACTAACTATTTTACAGATATCTCGTCCAAACCTATGAATCAATTCCAGACCAAGAGCCTTTCCTGCATCATCATCATCGGTACAAAGTATCACTTCTTCTGCTTCCCATATCCATTCAGTCTGCTCAAAAGCCGTAAATCTTTTATCCTTCATATCGAACTTTGGTGTTTTAGGTGCACCATCTGGTAAAGATACAACATCTCTAATACCTATTTGCATTAAAGATAAAACGTCCATCTCTCCTTCAACAAATATTACTCTTTTCTTTCTTTTTGGTACGTGCCATTCATAATCTGGCAAATTATCCCAATGTTTCTTTAGATTATCTGAATTATATAAACATTTTAAGGCATCTTTTTCTTGATGAAACCTTTTGTCTTTTGTTCTGTATTTTATATTTACAATTTTATCATCTAAATAATAAGGAAAACAAAGTTTATCATTGTATGTATAAAGTTTCATTTCTGTTATAACTGTGGGGTCAATACCTCTTTTTATCAACCATGAATAAGCTTGGTCTGATAATGTTTGAACCTTTGGTACAAATGGAGTAACAGTTGCTTTCTTTTTAAATTTAGAGAAGTTATTTGGCTGTATTATATTATCGTGAACAGAACCTTTCCATTCACAATGATGACAATGCCATAAAGCCATGTCGTTTTCTAAACTTACAGAAAGACAAGGTTCTTGTTTATTTCTTCTTGTATGTGAACATTTAGGGCAAGTGACTTTTTGTTGTGCTTGTTGTGAATTAACTCTGATGCCTTCTTCTATTAATTTTTCGTGAATATTCATTTTGTCTTCTCCCATTTTTTAACCAGCTAATTGGTTAAGGTTTATTCGTTCTTCGTTTGTGTTTTCTAATGTCTCCCATCTTCTTTGATTTAACCATGTTGTTAAATGTGGTATAAATTTTAACTCTTTGTTTTTATTTAGTTTATTATATTTTACAACCTTTTCAAACAACTCTTTTTTTATAATTACTATTTCTGGTTCAGATGTAAGTTTTTTATATGTTTCATATGCCTTTTTCTTAGAGCCATCTTTTCTAGGATATTCATTCCAAAGTTCTACAAATTCATTATCGTACTTTAATGGTTTATTATGATTGGTTAATTGGGGTTTCATAGTGATACCAGAGGGGGTTTCAAATTGAACATGGTGGGTATCAGGCTGACACCCTATCATTAAAGTATATAAATTTGATGTCTGTCTCTTACTATCATTAAAGTCTGCAAATCTTTCTTGAATATTTATAAGACCTATTTGTTCAAGACTTTTTAATGCTCTTATAATAGTTGACCTACTCATCTCTGTTATTGAAATAAGTGTTTTATAACTTGGGAAACAAGTATTTTTATCATCTGTATAATTAGCAAGGCATAATAAGACTAATTTATTTGTTCCGTTGCCAGTTTTTTGTTTTGATGCCCAATCTAAAGCAGACCAACTCATATGACCTCCGTAATAATAATAGGTGGATTATATGTAGCAAGTATCTTTTTTCTTAAAACATAGTCTCTTGTAATAGTTGCTTTAGACTTAACATCTTCTATTATTTCTTCGCCATCTTTATTTTTGTATTTAAAATCAGCAGTATAGCGACCAATCTTAATCCCATTGACTAGTAAAGGATAAACTGGGTGTACTTCTAATTTTGATATATAATTTTTCATTTGCATCTGTTCCAATATTAAATATCTACCTAGTTCTTTTTTAGAATCAAACTTTATTCCTTTGTATAATTGTCTTTTTGCGTTGTATTTGTTCCTCATAAAGGTCTGTCCCTGTTACTTGATTATCAGTAAATATAAAAAGTTTCTCTGCCTCAGCCCATCTTGGCATTCTATCGCCTTTAGCCCAAGACTCTATATTCCTATAATGAGTGTCTAGTTCTCTAGCGAAACTCTTATAGTTATAACCATTCATTTTTATATAATCTTTTAATCTCATAACTACCTTTTAAATTATAAAAAAGAATAAGTAAACACAAAAAAGGTTTACATTACAATTTAATTTGGTACTATGTGATAACGAATAAAGAAAAATGAATAATGAAAAAAGGAAATAATATGAAACATCTAAATTTGCTTACCTCAATTTATAATAATTGGGCATCACAACAAAAAGAATTTCAAGGTATAGAAATATCAAGTGCCAACGAAATGTTGTTTATTGAAACTTTAACAATATATCAAGTAGATTGGTTAAATAGATTTATAGAAGTTTGGGAGATTGCAGATGCAAAGCAATAATCCCTTCGCCACACATGGCATAAAACATCTATCTCATAGTTCTCTTAATACTTGGCTACAAGACCCTGCACGATTTATTGCAGATAAACTCTTTGGTTTAAGAGATAGAGGTTCAGCATCTATGCACAGAGGTACATCAGTAGAATTTGCTTTGGCTCAAAAATATGTAGATGAAGATTTTCAAATAGATAATTCCATTACAGAAAATAAATTTAATCAAATGTGTCAAGATAGTCTTATAGATAATGAAGATGAAAGAAGAAAAAAAGAATTTGATATGTTGAAAGAATATTCAAATATGCTCAATCAACAATTTGATTATACAGAAATGGAAGATTATCAAAAAAAGATAGAAGTTACATTTGAAGATTTACCAGTACCAATAATAGGTTATATAGACTTTATATTTAAAGATGTAATCGTAGACCTTAAAACTACTGCTAGAATGCCATCAAAGCCTACAGAAGCTAATAAACGACAAATGGCTATATATTCTCTAGCATATCCGAATTATAGAGCAGATGTATTCTATGCATCACCAAAAGCTACTAATAAATTTATAATAGATGAAAAAGATATTAAGAAACACCAAAAGCAAATACATTCTCTTGCTATTGGTTTGATGAAATTCCTTTCAATCAGTGATGATAAAGAGGAATTAGCTTCAATTATCCACCCTAATTATGACGCGTGGACTTGGAGTGAATATATGAAAGAGCAATCAAGTAAAAATATAAAACAATGGAGCTATGTATGAACGAAGAAAATAAAGAACAACCAAAAAAGGTTGAAGAAGTTAAGGTTCAAAAGAAAATTGAACAAAGCAAAACGCTAATTGATGCACTTAATAGATTTCAAGAATTAAATATAAGTGCATTAAAGAATTTAGATAATACATTTTTTAAGAGTACTTATGCAGATTTAACATCTGTTATTGATGCAGTTAATCAAGGTGCTAAATATGGATTATGTTTTACTCAACAAGTTCAATATAAGAATATGGTTCTTGATAAAC